AACGCGGCTGCCTGACGGCCTGATCCATGGCCGGTCAGTGGCGCACCTCGAGCGACCTCATCACTGAGGCGCTCGCAAATCTCGGCGTCCTGGCCGCCGGCGACCCCGTGGATCCGGAAGACTTCGCCTATGTCAACGAGAAACTCGACGCGATCTTCCGGACCCTGAGCGCGCTCGAGATCGTTAACATCGGCGACCCCAACAACATCCCCGGCGTGTTCTTCATGCCGCTCGCCGACATCGTTGCCGGCGAGTGCGCCGCCAAGTTCGGCTCGAAGAACGAGGATTTCATCAAGCTGAAGAACAACGGGCTTGGTGGCGCCAATGGCGTGCCCGTCGGCGCCGGCACGGCAGCGATCATGCTCAAGCAGATCCTGCGCATGCGGCCGACCTATGAGACGCTGCAGGTGGATTATCTCTGATGGGGACGCGCCCCCCGTCAAAGATCCCGTGGCCGATCTCCTCGTTCCCGGGCGCGACGCCTCAGGAGAGCTCGGGCCGCCTGGTCAACTGCTATGCCGAGCCGCTCGGAGATCCGCAGAAGCCAACGGGGCCGGCCGGTCAGGTCTGGCGGCGCGCGCCCGGCATGTCACTGTTCGCCCAGAGCCAGGGTCTGAGCGGCTATCGCGGCGGCCTGATCGTCAACAACCTCGCCTATGAAGCATGGGCAGGTCAGATGACGACCGTCACGTCGGCCGGCGTGGTGACGCTGCGAGGCGCCGCCAACAGCTTTTCCGGCACCAAGAAGATCTCGATCGCCCGCAACCAGGCGTCCTCGCCCGATGTCATCGCGGTCGATCCCGACAACGGCGCTTTCCTGCTGACGTCGAGCGGCGTGCCGTCCGCGCCGACATCGTTCAATGGCGGCGGCAACCTGCCGCAGCCCAACAGCATCTGCTTTCAGGACGGCTACTTCTTCTTCACCATCGGCAACTGCCAGGTGTTCGCGACGGCACTCAATTCGACGACCGTGAACGCGCTGACCTTCATCACGGCGCAGTCGAAATCCGACGTGACCCTCCTGCGCGGGATCCCGTTCTCCGGTCTCCTGTTCCTGTTCACCACGGGCGGCCTCGAGGTCTGGCAGGACGCCGGCAATGCGGCGCCCAACTTCCCGTATAACCGACTGGTGATCCTGCCTTACGGCCTGATTCAGGGCGCGGCGATTGCGGGCTTCGAGACAGGCTTCGACGACCTCATGTGGGTCGCGCAGGATTTAGGCGTCTATCGCCTGCAGTGGGGATCGCTGCAGCCGCAGAAGATCTCGCCCCCGGATCTCGACCGCCTGATCGAGAAGCAGGTCAATGCCGGGGGCCTCCTCGAGGCGAGCGTCTACATGTTCGCCGGCCAGAAGCGATGGGTGCTGTCGTGCCCGGGCGGTACGTGGGAGTTCAATCTCAACACGCAGCGCTGGAACGAGCGGATGAGTCTGAACCAGGCCACCGGACAGTTCACCCGCTGGCGCGCCACGGGCGGCCACCCGGCGTTCGGCAAGTGGCTGATGGGCGACACGCAGAGCGGCAACCTGCTGTACCTCGATGACACCAACTACACCGAGAACGGCGCGGTGCAGCTCTTCCGGATGGAAAGCGGACCCGTCAACGATTTCCCGGACCAGATCCGCATCGCTCGTGCGGACTTCGATTTCGTGATGGGCCAGGGCATCGTTCAGGGCAACATCCTGATGAGCGTGCAGGGGGCCGCCGCCGGCAACAACGGCGTCGTGCGGCTCACCGTCAACAACACCGCGCAGGTGAACACCGGAGACATCGGCGTCATCAGCGGCATCGTCGGCACCACCGAAGCCAACGGCACGTTCCCGCTGACGGTGATCGATGCGACCCATGTCGAGATCCCGGTGCAATTCCAGAACGCCTACACCTCGGGCGGCACCGTTGTCGATCAGACGGCGACGCCGAACCAGATCAACCCGCAGGCGGCGATCTCGCTCTCGAAGGACGGCGGCAGCACTTACAGCAATCCTCGCGTGCGCGCGGTCGGCCAGCAGGGCAAGGTCAAGCGGCAGCGCGCGTCGGTGAAGAACATGGGCCAGTCCGGCGCCATTGGCGATCGCTGGCGCGTCGATGTCAGCGATCCAGTCTATGTCGCGCTGCTCGGCGCAACGCAGTCCTCAGACCCGCGTGAGTGGGGCTGATGGCAAAGCAGCCGCAACCGCCCTCCACCTCGAGGTGGGTAAATCCCGACGGGACGCCTTCGCTGGCGTTCCTGCAATACATGAAGTTCGTCGACGCGGTGGTCAATGGGACGGTTGGCCCGCTGGTCAACGCGACCAGTGACGCCAACGCCGCTGCGGCTGGCGTCCCGATCAACGGGCTCTACCGGAACGGCAACGCCGTCCAGATAAGGCTGACGTGAAATGGGTCTCTTTGACATCTTCGGCACCGGCGACCAGCAGCAGGCCGCGACTGATCAGATCGCAGGCATCAATTCCGGCCTGACCGGCCTCACGAACAACGTCAACCAGGGCACCAGCGCCCTCACGACCAACTTCACGAGCGCGCTGCAGCCGTTCCTGCAGAATTTCAACAGCGCGAATGGAGGCGTCAGCGCGCTCCTGGACGCGCTCGGCGTCAACGGATCCGCCGGCAGCGCCCGCGCGCAGCAGGCCTTCCAGAACAATCCCGGCATCGCCGTCCAGGAAAAGATGGGCGACGACGCCATCGCCGCGGCCGACGCCGCCAGCGGCAAGACCGCGTCCGGGAACGAGGCCATCGCGCTCGACAAGTACAACAACAATCTCGCGCAGACGAGCTGGGGCCAGTACGTCCAGAGCCTGATGCCGTTCCTCGGACAGGCGAGCACTGCAGCGTCCGGCATCGGCGCGGTCGACACCGGTCTCGGCACCGGCATCAACACCAACTACAACACGATCGGCAACGCGACCTATGGCGCGGACACCTCGATCGGCAACGCCAACGCGAACAAGGATCTCGCCGGCCTCAATGCCTCGGCGAACAGCCTCGGCGCGATTTCCGGCTTGGCCAGCGGCCTCATGGGCTTCCTCTCGGACGAGCGCAGCAAGGACGACATCGAGCCCGTCGGCAAGACGTTCGACGGCCAGACCGTCTATCGCTATCGCTACAAGGGCGACCACCGCCACCAGCTCGGCTTCATCGCGCAAGAGGTCGAGCGGAACGTCCCCGACGCCACCTTCGACATCCCGGAGATCGGCATGAAGGGCGTCGACTATAAGCGCGCGACCGACTGGGCCGCGGCGCTCGGCAAGTTCAGGAAGGCTGCGTAATGGCTGACAATCCCTACACCGTCGTCGGATCCCCGACGAACTATGCCGCGCCGCTCGTCAATCTGTTCGGTGGCAACCAGCAGCAGCAACAGCAGGGCCAGCAGGGCCAGCAGAAGCAGCCCCAGAGCCAGACCCAGCAGATGGGCCAGAATATGGGGCAGGGCTTCGCGCGGCTCCTGCAGCGCTTCCTGACGCCGCAGCAGCCGGGTCAGCCGACGCAGCTGCAGACCGGGCCGGCGCCGATGATCAACTCTCAGGGCATGGGTTTCTACTGAGATGGCTGGCGCAAGCGACTACATGGTCGGCAACGCGCCTCAGGGCGCGTCGTATGCGGCGCCGCTTGTCGGCTTTCAGCTGGGCAAGGTGCTGTCCGACCTACCCGACCAGTATATGAAGGGCCGCGAGAACCGCCGGCAGATGGCGGTCGAGGACGCCTTCCAGAACGGCATCCCGACGCTGCCCGACGGATCTCCGGACGTCAACGCGATCACCAACACCATGGCGCGCGTCGGCGGCGGCAACTACGTGCAGCAGCTGATGCCCTACCTGCTCAATATGCGGCAGGGGCAGCAATTGAGCCAGGGTCTGTCCAGCATCGACGCCAGCATCAATGGCGGCCCTCCGGGCGCGAACACGGGCCCCGGGACGTCGTCGAACGCGACGAGCCCCGCAAACCTGCGGGCGGCTCCACAGTCAGCTGGCGGTCTTCCGCGCGCCCCGCAGGCGCCGCAGGGACCACAGGGTCAGCCGGGGCAGCCGCCGCGGCAGCAGGCGACCGTGATGTCGATCGTCGCGGCGCAGGGCTTCCCGAACGATCAGATCGGCGCCGTTTCCGCATCGCTCGCTCGGCAGCTTGGCGTCGGCCCGAACGACCCCATCGACACCAGCGACCCGCAGGTGCGCAACGTGCTGGGTCCGGCAATCGCGCAATTCAAGCGCATGGGCATCGGCCAGGTCGTGCAGCCGGGGCAGGCCCCGGGCGCGCCGCAGGCCCCTCGCGCGCCACAGATCTCCGACGCTGACGCTCTCCGGATGAGGGCCCTCCAAATGGCCATCACCCGGATCCGCTCGGCTGCGGCCGGGATGGCGACCGTGAACCCTGCGAGTGCGCAGGCTCTCGAGAATCAGGCCGCAGGCTACGAGAAGGAGCTGCAGGGCATCCGCGATCGCATCAACAAGAATGCCGAGATCACGCCGGAAGAGAAGAACGCGCGAGATCCCGCCGTTCAGGAGTCCAAGATCGCCGAGGAATGGGGCAGGAAGGACGTCGAGCGCTATTCGAAGGAGGCGACCGGCATCGAGTCCCTGGCGTCCGGGGCCGACAGGATGATCCCGCACCTCCAGCTCGCCCGCTCCCTGATGAACCAGCCCGGCTTCTATTCGGGCACCGGAGAGGGCGTCAACCTCTGGTACAAGCGCGCGCTCGCCGCCTTCGGCGGAGATCCCAACGCCGCGCTGCCGCAGGAAGCCTTCCGCAAGATCATGGCGGCCAACGTCCTCGACCAGGTCAACCAGATGAAGGACGAGGCCGCGGCGAGCGGCGGGGCCGGTCGCATCTTCCAGTCCCAGATCGAGTTGATGGAGAAGGCCGCACAGAACCCCGACAACTCGATCGCGGCAAACCGCCTCCTGACCGAGATCGGCTTCCGGGCGGCGCAGCGGTCGAAGCAGATCGCCGACATGCTCGCGGCCTATAAAGGCGGCCACCCGGACTCGCAGTTCAACAAGATGCTCCGTGATTGGGAGGAGGCCCACCCGCTGTTCACGCAGAAGGAGCTGCAGCACCCCGAATGGATTGCCGCGCCCACCTTCAACACGCCGCAGGAAATGCACGCCTCGGGCTTGCCGCGCGGCGAGGTGTTCAAGACCGCCGACGGCGTCTATAAGCGCGTGCCCTGATGCCCGAGCTCGTCTTCGAAGATCCCGCCCCAGTATCTCCGTCTGGGCGCCTCTACATCTCGCCGCAGAGGACGGCACCCGCGCCAGCTGGCGACCCGTGGGCTGATTTTCCCGACGCCGAGGTGCCGCCGAGCACCCGGCTGACCGTTCGACCTGGTGCCTCTGGTGCCAGCGCAGGGACGGCTGCGGCATCAGCGCCGGGCGCAGACCCGTGGGCCGACTATCCGGACGCCGACGCTCCTGCCAAGCCACCCAAGCACGATTATGGTGGCTTCAAGGGTGGCGCGCAGGCTGCGGCTCGTGGCCTCGCCCATGGCGCCACCCTCGGACTCGAGCCCGTCGTCGAGGGCGCGCAGGCTGCGGCAAATCCCGACATCGAGGCGGCTGCCAGGAAGTTCGGGATCGATCCGAAGACGGCGCTCGATTTCATCAACCACCTGGCGCCCGGCCTGAAGGCCCTCTACGGTGCCGGCCGTCTCGCCTATGACAAGGCGACCGCGCAGGATCAAACGCCGGCCGAGGAGGCCTACAGCAACGCGCGCGCGGACGCGGCGGAGGCCGACAAGGGGGCCTACGAGCAGCATCCCTACCTCTATGAGGGCGGCAACCTTGCCGGGTCCATCGCGGCTCCCGTGCCGGGCATGGGCGCGGTCAGGGTTGGCGCAGGCCTCGGCGAGCGCGTTGCGCGCGGCGTCGCCGAGGGCATGACGGCTGGCGGCATGTTCGGCGCCGGCAATGCGATCGGCCAGGGCAAGGACGCGCGCGAGGTCGTGGGTGACGCAGCAAATGGCGTCGCGACCGGCGCGCTTCTCGGCG